GTCTGGAATTGTTACAAATCCAGGTGTTTGATCCCTAACAACTACATCAGAACAGATTTTTGCATATGGACTTTGTGGGTGGAATATTACTCCACTCTTAATTGCCTCACCACATTTTAGAAGTCTGACTAACTCAAAATCTAAACGTGCTTTATCTGCTTCGGCATTCTGTCTTCTGATTTCGGTTCGTGCTCTTTCTTTACAAAGTTCTTGCATTGAACCATCTAGAGGAAAGTTAAAACCTAAACTTAATCCAGCATTACCATTGTATGATTGGTAAGTTGCTGGATCTTGACTTAAGTTGGTATTCCCAAGTATAAATGGTGAAACACTCATCGTTGGTCCCTGGCAACTAACTCCAGCACCATACGTATTGAGTGCGTATGGACCCTGTAAGACTTGTACCGCTTGGTTAGTAACGTTACCTGTAGCAGAAGCACTAGGACCAGCAATGTTAGTATTACTAGGAGCTGTTTGAGCCACTGCAGACGATATATAAAAACCTACTGTGTAAAGACAGATACCGAGTTTGTAACCGAGTTTGTTTCCGTTGTGCGATCTATCCATGTTTCTTTTGCCACTCCAGGTCCGAGATAGGTTTCACTGAACTGGAATGGAGCACCTTGAGTCATGATACTATAATTTGCTCCTTGTTGAGGAGTGCCAGGAATGTTAATGTTAGTTCCAGTTACAGTATATGATGTGCCAGTTGTGTATTCAACTTGACGGATTGTTTCTATTACTTTGGTTGTTGATTCTGTGGTCGCAGTAATTGTGCCTCTGGTAAAATTAGGCACAACAGTATTAGCCATCGCAGGAGTACAAATGACTCCCGCTGCTAAAAGCAAGACGGGAGTTAAATGTCTCATTTGAATACACTCAATTCGATACTACGTTGTGCAGTTGCGGTTGTTCCAGCACCACCAGCAGTCACAGTAGGGACTGATGTGCCTGAAAGAGTACCAGCAAGAGTTCCAGCAGTACCAGCAGCAGTAGAGGTAATATTTCCATAGGGGGCAATAGATCCTGTAGATACGGATGCTGGGATTGTATCTGCTTCAATCAAACTTTCAGAAAAACTGAATGCTTGACCAGCAGTATTGATCGAATATGATCCAGCACCACCCACACCACCAAATGTAGATGATTGAATATTAGTTCCTGAAACGGAGTATTGTCCTCCAATTCTAAGTGCTTGGGAAGCAGCAGCATCGACTTTCAATTGAACAGAGTCAGTGATTCGTGATGTAATTTCAGCAGCATTACCAGGCATAACGAAAAAGGATCCTGCCGCAAGTACGGTTAATACCTTTTTCATGGGGGTTATCCTCCAAAAACAGACTATATGGGCAAAGCTATTTATGCTATAAATATCTTTCGGATGCCTTCGGGGTCCATTACAAATTCTTGCTTATTTAAGGAGAAGTTCAATGATTACAACTAGCACACTAGACACCTTTTGGAAAGAATACGCACCCCATGCTGTAGGTCTGGATGATATTTTTAATCGACTAGATGCTCTTTCTGGGCACAACATTAACTATCCACCCTACAACTTAATCAAACATGATTCCAGTAATTTCACAATTGAAGTTGCACTTGCAGGATTTAAACGAGATGAGATCGAAGTTTCTACTGAACAGAACATTCTCAGAGTTACCTCCAAAAATGAGGACAAAGATACTACAAGAAATTATCTCCACAAAGGACTATCAAAAAGGAGTTTTACAAGAGCATGGCAGTTATCTGAAGATGTAAGAATTAAAGACGTTCGTTTTGAGGATGGACTACTTACAATCGATCTGGAAAAAATTATTCCAGAACATCAAAAGAGAACCGTATATGATATTGCAGGTTCTTCACCACAACTACTTACAGAAAGTTGATAAATAAATCAAACAACAGAATAAAGGGAGAAGGGCTTGACCCCTCCCTTTTTTGTGTGTATACTGGAGGTTAGTTATGAACTACTATGTAAATCTATGTCCACCTGGATGTGATGATATTGAAAATTTAAATATGGATATTCCAAGTCAGTACATGGATGATGTACTTATTCTTGCAAGAGACTTGGCATATGAAAAAAATATTACACTAAGGAAAGCAATTAGTGAATTATTTAAAGAATCCTATAAGACATTAATGGAGAAATCGTATGAGCGTAAAAATCGTAAGACTGCAAAACGGAGAGGACGTAATTAGTGATGTTAAGGAAGCACTAAATCAATCTGAGCAACTGGTAGTAGAAACTGACGCACCACAAAAACTAAATGATGTTCAGGTTCAATATCTACCATGGGCACCACTAGCGGATAAAAATGAGTTTCTTGTAAGACTGGATCAAATCGTAACTCTTTACAATCCACATGAAGAAATTCTAGATAGATATACTCAAATTATTAACACTACAACTACGAACAATGACAGTGAAACTACTACTGCTCCAGCAGAACCCGAATGAATATCTGATTGGTCATTTAACTGAATTGGATGAAGAACCAGCACTCTTCCTACAAAATTGTTATAAGATTGTTGAGTGTGCTGAGTATGGGGAAAATCCAGAATCTCTAGAAAAGAGAGCACACTCACTTGAAAATGATCATGTTAAACTTTCCGCAAGGAAAATTGATGAGGGTGCTACCGATAAAGATTGGTATGTTTATGAGTATGCCATTCTTGAGGAGTTCCCCAAATACTCAGACCAACGAGACCTCTTCTTGACAACCGAATCGATCTTTACTATACTGGATCCGAAGGAGGACATCCTGAAGTTGTACAATCGTTGCCTGGGGAGTTGATGGATTTCTATACCAGTGTTGAATTAGTGGGGGATAAAATTCTCTATCGTGGGTATGAGGGTAAAGAACCTGTCACCTACAGAGAGAGTTTTACTCCCACTCTTTTTGTGCCTACAAAAGGAGAATCTAAACACAAAACTTTGTATGGACAAAATGTAAAACCAATCAAGTTTGAATCTCCCAGAGAAGCACGGGAGTTCATTAAAAAGTATGATAAGATCGATGGATTTGAAGTCCATGGATATGAGAGGTTTGTGTATCAATATATCGCAGACAAATATCCTAAGCATGTAGACTATGACTTTCAAACTCTTCAGATCTATACTATTGACATTGAGGTTGCATCTGAGAATGGATTCCCCGATGTAGAATCATCATCGGAAGAAGTTCTTTGTATTACAATCAAAAATCTTAATACTAAAAAGGTGTTTACATGGGTGACCCGTGAGTTTGAAGCACCAAACAATGTTAATTTGTTCTTGTGTGATAATGAGCACAAGATGCTCCAGCATTTTATTCAGTGGTGGGCAGAGAATACACCAGATATTGTGACTGGATGGAACTGTAATCTATATGACATTCCTTATATTTGTCGTCGAACGACAAGAATTCTAGGAGAGAAGTGGGCAAAGTCACTGTCCCCCTGGAATAAGATTACGGAGAATGAAATCTATATCAAAGGTCGTAAGCAAATTTCATATACTTTGCTGGGAGTTTCTATTCTCGATTACCTTGATTTGTATAAGAAGTTTACTTACACTAACCAGGAATCATATCGACTCGATCATATTGCGTTTGTTGAACTGGGGCAACGTAAGTTGGATCACAGTGAGTTTGAAAACTTTAGTGCATTCTATCGTAATGGTTGGCAGAGATTTGTAGAATACAACATCTTTGACGTGGAACTTGTTGACCGTCTGGAAGACAAAATGAAACTGATTGAACTTGCTGTTGCCATGGCATACGATGCCAAGGTAAATTATGAGGATGTATATTCTCAGGTGCGTACTTGGGATACTCTTATCTTTAACTTCCTCAAGGAACAGAATCTGGTTGTGCCACCTAAGAAAGGTGCTCCCAATAAAGATGAGAAGTATGAGGGTGCGTATGTGAAAGAACCTATTCCTGGTTTGTATAATTGGGTTGTGAGTTTTGACTTGAACTCACTATATCCTCACTTGATTATGCAATATAACATCAGTCCTGAAACTCTACTGCCAACTAAACATCCATCTGCAACTGTAGATAGATTGCTACGGCAAGAGATTGAATTGTCCGAATTGAATAATTCAACTGTATGTGCAAACGGTGCAATGTATGATACTAGGCACCAAGGATTCCTGCCTAAGATGATGCAGAAGATTTATGATGAACGCACCATCTATAAGAAACTAATGCTCGATGCTAAGAAAGAGTATGAAAAATCGAAAGACCCTGATCTAGTTAAAAAGATTGCCAAGTATAACAACATCCAGATGGCACGTAAGATTCAATTGAACTCTGCTTATGGTGCTATTGGAAATCAATACTTCAGGTATTACAATCTTCAGAATGCTGAGGCAATTACTTTGTCTGGTCAACTTTCGATTCGTTGGATCGAAAAGAAATTAAATGAATACCTAAACAAACATCTTCATACTGAGGATCAAGATTATGTTATTGCTATTGACACTGATTCTATTTACTTGTGCTTGGATCATTTGGTTGACCGTGTATTCAAAGGGAGAGAGAAAAATGCTGAAAGCATTGTCACGTTCCTTGATAAGGTGTGTGGGATGGAACTTGAAAAGTATATTGAAACATCTTATCAAACCTTGGCAACGTATGTTAATGCCTATGAACAAAAAATGTTCATGAAACGTGAGACAATTGCTGACAAAGGTATTTGGACTGCTAAGAAACGATACATTCTCAATGCCTGGGATATTGAAGGTGTTCGATTCACTGAACCAAAACTGAAGATCATGGGTATTGAAGCAGTTAAATCTTCTACTCCTGCTCCCTGCCGTCAAAAGATTAAGGATGCACTCAAGATTATCATGACAAAAACTAATGATGATCTGATTAAATTTATTGAAGAATTTAGAAATGAGTTTAAGAATCTTCCTGTAGATGAGATTGCATTTCCACGAAGTGCAAATAACCTAAAGAAGTTTTCAAGTAACTCTACTATCTACGTTAAATCTACTCCAATTCATGTCCGTGGAGTTCTTCTATATAATTTTTACATTCGTAAAAATAAACTAACTCACAAGTATCCAATCATTCAGGATGGGGAGAAGATTAAGTTCATTATGCTTAGGACACCGAACAAGATCAATGAAAATGTTATTTCTTTTCTTCAGACATTTCCAACTGAATTGGGGCTTGACAAATCGGTGGACTATGACCTACAATTTGAGAAAAGTTTCCTCGAACCCCTGAAAACTATTTTGGATATCATCGGTTGGAAAACCGAAAACATAAACACCCTTGAATTCCTATTTGCCTAATATGAACTTTTTACAAGATATTGTCAAAGAAATTGGTAATGAATATGCGTCTTTAGTTGCCGATGGAGTTGCAGCAGGAGATTGTGATGCCTTTATTGATACTGGTAGTTACATCTTCAATGCTCTTCTATCTGGTTCAATCTATGGTGGTATTCCTGCCAACAAGATCACTGCTATTGCTGGTGAATCTTCCACTGGTAAGACATTCTTTTGTCTGAGTATTGTTAAACATTTTTTGGATAGTAATCCAGATGCAGGTGTAATCTACTTTGAATCTGAATCTGCTATTACTCGTTCGATGATTGAAGAACGTGGAATTGATTCCAGTCGCATGATCATTGTTCCTGTTGTTACTGTTCAGGAATTCCGAACACAAGCAATCAAAATCATTGATAAGGTGTTGGAACTTAAGCAGAATGATCGCAAACCTATGATGTTTGTACTTGATTCACTGGGTAATCTTTCGACAACCAAAGAACTGGAAGATTCCAGTGAAGGTAAAGAAACAAGAGACATGACTCGTGCTCAGGTTATTAAATCTGTCTTCCGTGTTCTTACACTGAAACTTGGTAAAGCAGGTGTACCTATGCTTGTCACTAACCATACATATGATGTGGTTGGATCTTATGTTCCTACCAAAGAAATGGGTGGTGGATCTGGATTGAAGTATGCAGCATCTACGATCATCCATCTCAGCAAATCAAAAGAGAAGGATGGAACAGAAATCGTAGGTAACATCATCAAATGTAAAGCACATAAGTCTCGTTTTACAAAAGAAAATTCTATTGCAGAAACTAGATTGTTCTATGATTCTGGTCTAGATCCTTATTATGGTTTGCTTGAACTTGGAGAAAAGCATGGTATTTTTTCTAAGTCTGCAGGTCGATATGAAATTAATGGGGTGAAAACTTATGCCAAAACTATTTTGAATGACCCCGACAAATATTTTACTCAAGAAATTATGGAGAAATTAGATGACGCAGCAAACAAAGAATTCAAGTACGGAACAGCAGGACTTCGTGAAACTGAAGTATCTGACTGATTATATTAAAGTTTATGATAATGTTCTTTCTGAGGAAACATGTGAAGAATTGATCAAACTATATTCTGATCATCCTCAGTATCATGAAAGATTTGAAAACGGTGGTCGTCCAAACTTTACGCAGTTGAACCTCACTGATGCTGCTGATAAAGATCCAGAGTCTCCTATCCATAAGATTCACGATCTTCTAGTTGAATCTACACATAAAATGTGTGTGAGTTATATGATGGAATTGGATTTGGGACACTTTTGGCCTGATCAAAATGCACTAGAACAATATCGTTTAAAGTGTTATCAAGCAGGAAGTGATGATCGTTTTGATACTCATGTTGATGTGGGTAATCATGATAGTGCTAAAAGATTTCTTGCCATGTTTTTCTATCTAAATGATATTGAAGAGGGTGGAGAGACACACTTTGATACCATTGACTTTACAGTGCAACCAAAAGCAGGTAGAATGCTGATCTTCCCACCCATGTGGTGTTTCCCACATACGGGCAGACCATCAATCAGTGATGATAAATTTATCGTAGGAACTTACTTACACTATGTCTGATCGAATTGAATCTGTTATTATTTCAAAGTTGATGGAGGACGATAACTACTGCCGTAGGGTCCTCCCTTTTATTAGACCTGAATATTTTGAAGATTATGTAGAGCAGATTCTATTCAACGAAATCAACAGGTATGTACAGGAATACAATACTCTTCCTAATAGTTCAATAATCAATATTGAACTAGAAAAGAGGACAGATATTACAGAGGATTCTTACAAGAAAGCATGTGAATATCTAAAGAATCAATCTGTAGTTGAATATAATTTTGAATGGTTACTTAATACTACTGAAAAGTGGTGTAAAGATCGTGCTGTATATCTGTCACTTTTTGAAGCAGTAAAGATTGCTGAAGGAAAGAGTAAAGATAAGACTAGGGATGCTATTCCAAGTATCCTTCAAGAAGCACTTAGTGTGTGTTTTGATGACCATGTTGGTCATGATTATATCGACGATTTCCAGGAACGTTATGATTTCTATCATCGTAAAGAAGAAAAGATTCCCTTTGATTTGGACTTCTTTAACAAGATCACCAAGGGTGGTTTACCTTCCAAAACACTCAACGTTGCACTGGCAGGAACGGGTGTTGGTAAATCTCTCTTCATGTGTCACGTTGCCAGTTCAGTTCTTCTGCAAGGTAAAAATGTTCTCTACATTACTCTTGAAATGGCAGAGGAAAGAATCGCAGAACGAATCGATGCCAATTTGCTGAATGTTCCTATTCAACAATTAGTAGATATTCCCAAGCAACTCTACGAAAGCAAGATTATCAAACTTGCACAAAAGACAGTGGGCAAACTTATTATTAAAGAGTATCCAACTGCATCTGCACATTCTGGACATTTCAAGGCACTTCTTAATGAACTTGCTCTGAAGAAAGGATTCAAACCAGACATTATCTTTATTGACTATTTGAATATCTGTGCGTCTTCTCGATACAAGGGAACTATTGTTAACTCTTATACTTATGTTAAAGCAATTGCAGAAGAACTTAGAGGTCTTGCTGTCGAGTTTAATGTGCCTATTGTTAGTGCTACTCAGACTACTCGTTCAGGGTATGGCAGTACTGATGTTGATCTTACTGATACCAGTGAATCTTTTGGACTTCCTGCTACTGCAGACCTTATGTTTGCTCTTATCAGTACAGAAGAACTGGAGCAGATCAATCAAATCCTTGTCAAACAACTTAAAAACAGGTATAATGACCCTACGGTAAATAAACGATTTATCGTTGGTATTGACAGGGCAAAGATGAAACTGTATGATGTGGATCAATCTGAACAAGATGATCTGCTTGACTCAGGACAAGAGGATGATTATGATGAAGATGATCGTCCAAAGAAGTTTGGTAAAAAAGAAGTATTCGCAACTTTCAAAATTTGAGGTAATTTATGGCAACTAAAAAGAACACTGATGATGCTTTTAACTTTGATGATTTTCGTAAGCAATACGAAGAGAAGGTAAAAGCAGTAGCAGAAGATGCTGAAACTAATGCTCATTATAGTGTAGATGAAGCAAAAGAAGCAGTTGAAAAAATGAAGAATTCTCGTAAAGAGAATATGCGTTTGGAAGTTGACTTCCCACGATACTTTGAATTTGTTGATGGTATGACCAGTGCTGCTACTAAAGACACTGAGGCATGGGTAAAACGAATTCATGAAATCAAAGAATCTGGTTGTGATATTAGTCGTCTTACCACTGCTGCTATTGGTATTTGTGCAGAAGGTGGAGAGTTTATGGAGATTGTTAAGAAGATTAATTTCCAAGGTAAACCTTTTAGTGAAGACAACCGTGAGCACCTGATCATCGAACTGGGTGATATTATGTGGTATGTTGCTCAGGCATGTATGGCACTTAATGTTGGGATGGATGATGTTATCTGGAAAAACACTATGAAACTTGCTCGCAGGTATCCTTCTGGTGGTTTTGATGTTGATAAGTCTGAGAATCGTCAAGCAGGTGATCGATAATGGTATACGAAAATCTTACTGAGTTTGAACGGGCACTTGCCCGTTTCGGTGATAAGGTTGATATGATTGTTGGATTTGAAGTTGCTGGTAAACTATCTGCAGAGGATGCATATCAGCAAATCAAAGACATGATGAAAGATCTCAAACGACTTAGGAAGACACAACGGAAATCCCATAGTCCACTAGACAACGATATTTGGGAATAAATAGAACCCCTCTCCTAAATATAAGTGGAGAGGGGTTTCTTTTATGGCAACGGATTCTGAGATTCTATTGGCAATAAATCAGGTTCTATCTGATTATCAAGTTTCTGTGGATACTGCAAATAGTAAGTCAACATGGTTGAAGGTAGTAACTGATGATAGAATGAAAGCATCTGAAGATATTCAGAAGAAACTAAAATCACTTAATGTTCCTTATGAAAATGAGAAAACTAGTAAGTCTAGTTTTGCTGCTATTATTTTTACATTGAAAGCAGGAACTAAAGAGTACATCTATTTTAAGAGTGCTAAGGGTGGAGGATCTGGAGCAGGTGCTGCAGAAACAAAATTATCAGAGTCTGCTCAAGCACTATATTGTGCCTTAGCATTTCATGTTGTTAATGGAAAATTAGATGCTGGGGATATTAATGTAGAGAATTTAAAAGCAGCACGTGCTCATTGTGATACCGATGAGACATTTGAGAATATGGTCAATAATTTAAAAGATGATTGGGTGAAATCCTGTACAACAGGGGCAACAAAATTGTGGGAAGTTTATCATGGAACTGGAAACTATACATTTCATAGAGGTAGTAAAACAGTTAATGCTATTGAAAAACATGCATGGTCAATTATTCGTGCCGAAGGTGCATTTGGTAATTTAAACAAGTGGAGTCCTGCTGACATTTATATGGTTGCTGATGATTTTGATATCAATGAAATCAAAAAAGAAACAACATTGAGAGGACTAAATGATGCAATGTGGAAGCAACTCCAAGCAAAGAAACTGATAGGAGTTTCACTTAAAAAGATTACTAGGTCTACTGCTACTATGTCGGAAAAGAATTTTCCAACAAATGCTAGACCATCTGACATTGTATACAGTGACTATAGTATTAATGCAGATGCTATGGATGTATATTTGAATTTCACAAAAGGTAGAATACAATTTAGAAGTTTTGGTGGAGATGTGAGTCTCAGTGGTTGGCAGGGTGAGATGAAAGGTGCCTCTGCGAACCAGGGGAAAATTTCACTAGGTCCACTTAATTACATTTTGAAACGGCATGGGGTCACCGAGTTGCCAAGCAGCAACGAGTCTGCTAGACTGGCAGTGAACGGTGGGAAGACCCATTGGGACACCATGAACAAGTTGTTTAAAAAATTAGGAGTCATTAAAACAAATGAAGATCTAACCACTTACATAGCATCACAAACTCCAAAGTGGAGATATTCAAAATATCTTTCATTGAAATTAGCTGAAACTATGAAAGGTTTGAATAAGCAAAAAGCAGATGCTGTTATGGAAGACATTTATTTGTATGCAAGTTCAAGCACCACTTACTCTGCACCTTACATCAAACTAGAATGAACCAAAACGAAGATCTAGATAAAGCAATGGAGATCTTTCTTAAAAAGAAAGATGCCAAAGTTGCCATGGCATATTATTCAATCGTTATGGACACTAAGATTGCAACATCAAAGACTAAAGCACTCAAAGATAAATATAGAAAGATGAAACAATCTGGATTAGAGTACATTGCGAAGAAGAAATTAGTTAAATGAAGAACTTTAAAGACTTTTTAGCAGAGGCATCAACACCAAAGAATAATACGGATAAGCATGATAATAATCCGAAGACTAAAGATGACACTCTGACTTTTACATTTGGTAGATTCAATCCACCTCATATTGGACATGAGAAACTAGTGAATTCTGTCCATAAGAAATCTAAAGGTGGAGACTATAGAATCTATGCGAGTCAGTCTCAAGATCCAAAGAAGAATCCTCTTCATCCAGAAGAGAAGATGAAGTATATGAGACATTTCTTTCCAGATCATGCTGACAATATCCATGGTCATGCAAAGAATGTTTTCGATATTCTAGCAAGTGCTCATAAAGAAGGATACAAGAATGTTCATATTGTTGTCGGTGCAGATAGGGTAAAAGAATTTGAGCACCTAGCAAATAAGTATAATGGGTCTGATATGTATAACTTTGGAAAGATCAAAGTGTCATCTGCAGGTGAGAGACACGATCATGAGGATGGTGGTGTAGAAGGAATGTCAGCATCTAAGATGAGGAAACATGCTCAATCAAATGATCATGGGCAATTTCATGCTGGTGTTCCTGCACATGTTGATCCAAAGATCTCTCAAGAACTTATGAGTAAAGTTCAAGAAAGAATGAAGGAAGCTGAGAAAAAGAAAAAGGAAGTACAAAAAAAGCAAAAAGAAAAGAAACTTTCTGAAGAACTAACCTTCTCATTCAAACCAGATATTGAAGTAAATCCTATTTTAATTAAAGGATTGAAGGGTAAACTTATTCAGAAAATAAAACAAGTTAAAAAGAAGAAGAAATTAAAGTTACCTGAACAGTTTGAATTGTGGGAAATTGCTCCTAAACTCGATAAAGAAGGATTGCGTGAAAATTATCTTTCGGGTAATATTTTTAAGATTGGTTCTATTGTGGAACATTTAGATACTGGAATTTGTGGCAAAGTCATTCATCGTGGTACAAACTATGTGATCTATGTGGATGAAAATGATAACACATATCGTGGATGGTTAACTTCCTTAAATGAAGGTGCAGATCCTAAAACACAATGGGAGATTGGAACTGATGCATATCGAATTGCTGTACAGAAGTTAACTCCTGGACAACCAGTTAAAAAGTTCTCAGATCACATTGCTGATGGAACTAACTCAGCAATCTGGTCAGTTAAATATACTCTGGATAAAATTGGTCCAGGAAAATATTATTATGAAAAGGTTAATGCTAAAACTCAAAGAGAAGCATTGGTCAAAGCAAAATCAAAATTGAATGGTGCCAAGATAGTTGGACTACCACAAAGAAAACGTTAAGCATAAATAATATCAGAAAGGATAACTTCTAGGAGTAATTACATGTCGATGATGCTAGAATTAAGTAGTCGTATGATTGACTACTTACCAGAAGAAGTGGCAAAGATCCAAAGAACTTTAGAACTTGCTTTGTCAGAATCAAAGTCTGAAGATGAGATGTTTTCACTTGTTGATCAACATCTAACAACTAAGCATCTCAGAGAAGGTGCAAGAGAATTTTGGGATGTGTTTTCAAACGCATCTGATTATGCAGAACCTCTAACTGAAGGTGTTGGTGGATTCCCAGTTGATCGAGCAAATATCCTTAAGAACCGAGCAAAAGATCGTAACATCGGTAGAGTGATGGATGTTAATGGTCAACAGGTTCTTGTTATTAACAAAAGATCTAACGGTGATTATGTAGTTGTTGATAAAATGGGTAAGAGATCTGTTAAGAAAGGTGAAGGTCTTGGAACCACTAAAACAGAAACCATCGAACTTAATGTCCTTGATACTATTGAAGAAGAGGATATGAGTGCGTCTGAAGCACCTAACGGAGCAAAGAAAAAGTCTGGTTCTGGAAAGACTGTAGTTGTAATTAATCCAAAGGTATCCGACCTAATGAAGGAAGCAAAAAAAGAGGATAAGAAAAAGAAACCACTACGTTGGCAAGATAGTGATGGTGATGGTAAGTGGTATGAACCAGGTCAAGATGTTAAGGTTAAAAAGGAAGAAACTGAAATTGACACAGATCTAACCGAGGATAAAGATCCATGCTGGAAAGGATACCAGATGGTTGGTATGAAGAAGAAGGGTGGTCGTGAAGTTCCTAATTGTGTTCCTAAGGAAGAGTATGAAGATTTAGTAAATGAACTAATCTCTGAGGGATACGATGATGAAGCAGTACATGAAGTTCTTGCTGCGATTGAAGAAGGCATGGAAGTTGTTTTTGAAGAGAACGGGTATTCAATTATTTCTGAAGAAACTCTAGAAGAGCAGTTTTATGAGGATGTTGAACTAGTTGCTAACTGGTTACAAGAAGAAGGAATTATTGAAACAGAAGATGAATTTTTCTCACTCATGAATGATTTGAATGAGGAAGAAATTGATGAACTATACACAGTTGTAATTGAAGCAACTGCTATGGCAAAACGTGGTTATGATGAAGCACCAATTCGTCAAAAGATCGCTAAGTCAACTGGTGGTGGTGCTGCAGCAGATAGAGCAACTAAACTTGCAGATAAATCAACTTTCGGTGATGCTAAGAAAGCAAAGCAAAGACAAGATCTTGCTAGAAAGCAAAGAGGTGATTTCCGTAATACTACTTCATCATCTCCTGGTCTTCATGGATATGCTCACAAGTCTGATGATCCTAAGGTAAAAGCAAAGCAAGCAGCAAGAGGAGCGCAGAGAGGTGCTCTAACTCCTGCTGAGAAGAAGCAATTTAATAGAGAAGATTTTGAACTTTGGGTGAATGCTTTGGTTGAAGAAGGATATGACCTTTCTGAATACACTTGGGATGAGATGCTTGATATCTATGAAGCAGAAGGTTCTTATGGTGAAACTCCAAAGGCATATGCTGCAGCATCAAAAACCAAGATGACTGCAAAGAGAAAACCATTCCTCAAAGCAATGCAAAGGAGAACAAATCCTGCTAATAGAAAGGATGCTTATGCTTCTCCTCGTAAGGGTCTAACTGCCGATGATAGAGAAAGAGCAAGAGCAGGTTCTGCTCACGGTGTAGGAACTCGTCAGGATCATGATTATCCTTCAGAGGGTCCTGGTGGAGTAACCAAGAATCCTAAGAAACTCCGTAAGCAAAAAGCAATGGGTGAGTTTGCTAAAGAAAATATTGAAATGATTGGGGATTCTCTAGAGGAAGGTGGAATGGAAGTTCGCACTTATTCTTGGAGAGAGGTAATGGGTGAAGCATGGAAGGGTAGCAAAAAAGGAGGTAAGAATAATGGAAGCTGCTGATCAACAAGCACAAAAGCAACTGCAACTTCAAAAGCAAATGCAGTTAAAAAAACAACAACTTGAAAAGCAAAAGATGCAATTAAAGCAGCAGGGTAAACTTCCAGTGAATACTGAATCTCTGAATTCTAAACTTTCTTCTCTTATTTCTGAGAAAGTTTCTACTCTATCTGAACGTGGAGATTTTTGGGATCCAGATCCTGAGAAGGACCGTAAACTAGGTGGCCCAGGTGCAAACCAAAGAGCTCGTGAAGATCGTGCTGCTGCTTCTAAACCAAAAGAAGATCCTAAGAAGTTACGTCCAGGTGAATCTTACATGGAGTATGCAAAACGTAGAGCACGTGGTGAATCATATGTTCCTGGTAAACCAGCAGAAAAACTTGGTGCTGTAACTGCTATTCCTCAGTCAGAACGTGATGCAGCAAAGGCAAGACTACTTGCTAAGACTGCTGCAAAACGTAAAGAACGTGAGATGCAAGAAGCAGCACCCCCTGGTG